TTTGTCTATTTCTTTCTAATATATGTTGTTTTACTACCACACCAGAAGATAAACTAGTTCTAGCAGGTGTAAAATCTTTAATCATTTTAAATAATGAATTGTCAAAGAATTTAATTAATCTAACAAAATCCACTACATCATAGCTATCCATATATTTTTCAAAATATGAATTTCTTAATCTATCCAGATCTGGGTATGTATGTAGTGATGAAGAAACAAATCTTGGGTCTCCAATAAATTCTCCTAAATTAAAATACCCCAATTGTGCATTAATATCATCATTAATTTGATTTGATGGAGAAAATGCTACCTCTAAATAATTAACATTAGGTGTATAACTTTGACTAGTGAAAGATGTTACTTGCATTGACTCCATTGGAGAAATTGTTTGGGTATCATTGTTTTCACTTGAAATTACAGGTAATGAAGAAGTGGGGTTGGTAAAACCATATGGAGCTTCAGCTAATATTATTTTTTCTGTTTGAATTTTATCTGTAATTCTATTTTTAATACCTACTGGTACTTGGTCTTGAAATATATCTTCTACATTTGTAATAAAATTAGGTGTATTAATATAAAAATTACTATTAGTTGCAAAGGATTGTGTAATTTGTACAGCAGAACCTGTTACTCTAGGGTGAATTGATGTTCTACTACTAGTATTTAATTGAGTACCTAAATCTGCCCTAAAAAACTGTTGATTAGGTAAATCATTAGAAAAAATAGTTGATGATCCTACTATATCTGTTGGATGGGTACTATTTCCTTCACTAGAATATGGATTAACTACATAGTCTAGGAAATAACTTTGACTAATTTCTTGAACATAATATCTTAATTCTTGAAAAGATCCAGAAAAAGGTGTATATACAGTTCCATCAGTAAATACTACGTTTGTATCTTTATTTAAAAATCCTATAGATGCATCATAGTAATAGGAATCATCAAAACCTCCAACACTACTAGATTCATTAAATCCTATTTTACCATCTATTTCATTTGCAGCATATAAGCTAGCAGTAGGGGTAGAACCATTAACATTCATTTGAACTGACCACCAATCTCCATTAAAGAAAGGTAAATATACACTAGCACTTAAATCAGGATTATCTCCTTCTGCTGGGATCCATTTTAATGTACCATAAGTATCATAAGGATCTGGAATAGAACCTGAATAAGAACCACTTATTAAACCTGAACCTGTGTATTCTAATACTAAATTACCACCACTATCATCGGTAGAAAATAATGATTGTGAATATCTAATATTACTATTAGCAATATTATTCACTGGTAGTGGTATTGTGGGGGATTTAAATCTTAATTGTATAGTTCGGGCCTTATTATTACCATTTTGAACAGGAAATTTATTATTTGCTTCTAAAGAAGATGATACAAAATTTGTAGCACTTACTCCCGTATCAAAAGCATAATTAAATACATCTTGTTTTAAATCGTAATCTTGAGATTCATTTCTATCTTTCCCTCCAAATTCACTTATTCGTAAAATTGTATCCGGGATTCCATAAGATGTAATTAATGCTCTTAACCCAGCTATTGTACCTTTAGTTTTAAGTAAATATGGTATATTGTGGTATATTCGTTTATATACACTCTTATTGACATCGTCTAATGGGACTATATCATTTGAAGCAGATATTTTAGTATCTACGTACTCATACCCAGAAGGTGTTGGTAAACTACCAGTTATATTTGGGAATGGGAAAGCACTACCCGAAGGGGTTAATCCTAGAAAAGCAGTAAATAAATCATCAGTATTAAAATTATTTGAATATAATTTAACTGCGAAATCTTTAATAGCATCTGAAACTAAATCTTTAGATATACCATAATCTAATCTATTATCAGCATCAAATTTATTTGTAATATCTTTAGTATAAGTCCAAACATTGTCATAATACTGACCAACCATATCAACAAATAATTCGTAGTTTCTATTTGCTGGATCATCTCTTAAATATTCTGGTATAGAGTTGTATAACCAATCTCGGTTATTATCATCATAATCTATAGCAAGTGCTACAGATGATGTTATCCATGTCTGTACTTCAGAATTTGAAGTTGGATATAAAATAAAAGGTGGTTCTGTATTAGATTTGGGGTATGAAGTAGATGAACCACTATTAAAATATAAAAAATACTCATAACCATCAAAATTCTTAATTATAGTATCTATAGCACCGGTTAATGAAGCAGCACTTGAACTATATGCTAAAGTAGTTGTTGTATCTGTTGTTATTTGATTTAAAAAAGTTGATAACTGATTGCTAGAGGATTGGATTAAATCTACTTTGTAAAAGAAATTTTCTAAACGTGTTTTAGCAGAACTAAAATTAATAAAATTAGCAAATTTTTCATAATCAATATTTATATTAATTTCTTTTTCGTTTAATAAACTTTGTATTTGATTAATCGAACTAGTTACATCAGAATTAATTAAAGTATTATATGAAAATTGTTCTCCGGGAGATGCTGTTTCTCCTATAATATTTAAATTATAATTTGGCCCAGCAATATATGTAAAATCATCTTCTATAGTAGGTTCAAAAGGGAAATCTACTTTATAAGCTTGTGGAGAAGAAAGTAATTCAACTACCCATAATTCAGATTTATTATTAAACTCTAAAGGTAAGGGTTCATATAATTTAATTAGTACTGTTGGATCTACTCCTTCTTCAGTTTCTAATTTTATATTATTAGCAATTATTGTTTGATTTTGACCAAAGTTAAGATAAAAATCAACAAAATAAGTTGATGTTTCTCTATATTGAACAAAATCATTTACTGATGATATAATATTACTATTTTCAATAACATTACTATCTAATCTGATTTCCGTTCTATCTGATGATATATCAGATATAAAATATTTTTCAGTAATAGATGATGCTGCTCTTTTTCTATAGAATGAATAAGATATATTATATACCCCGATATCAAAACCTAAAGATTCTAAATTAGAACTAGGATTTAATAATACATCTCCTTTTCTTACATCATATTCAAGTAAGGGAACTGTTTGACTAGGATATATTAAATCTTTATTTTGATCATATATATAATATTCTATATAATCAGTAGAGGAGGAAAAAACTGTATCTAATTCAGATTGAACAATTAAGTTTTCATCAGAATTAGAATAAGTTTGATACTCAAATGTATCTGGGATTATAGGTGTTATTGTTGGTTCTAATATCATAGATTTTTACTCTTATTTTTTCTAAATACTTAATAATTACTTGATGTTCCTGTATTAGTACCACCAGTTGATGTTTGTGTATTTTCTGATAGTGTTGTATTTGTATTTACTAATTGAGCATTTGCTTCTTGTATTTCTTTAGTTGCGGCTGCCATTATTGTATTACTTTCTTCATTTCCTGATTGGGCAACTTGAGCAGATATTAAATCCATTTGGGCTTTAAGTAAATCTTCTCGTAGTTGAGCTATTTCTGCTTGTAGCGCTTGTACCTCAGCACTTATATCATCAAAATTAATATATTCACCACTAGTTTGAACTAAATATTGATGTGAATTAGTTTCACCTAGGGCTTGTATATCATAAAAAAGAGAATTGTATAATCCAAAGAATTCTTCAACAGTTGGTTGAACAATTAAATCTTCAGTAAGAGAAGTATTACCAAATTCATCAAAACTAGTATTTATAGTTTTAATATATTGGGCTTTGTTGAATATTTCTTTCCTAAGATCTAAAGTTTCTTCTGCCATTATCCATTAACTATTTTAAAATAATAATTATCATCTTTAACTAATGTACTTCCACTTATTGTTGTTTGGATTAAGATTTTATAATATCTTTCTGGTTGTAAACCTGTCATATATACATCGAAATAATTACCTACAGAATCACAACTGATTTTAGTATAATTACTATCAAATTGAATTACAAATTCATTAGTATCTAAATCTTTAATGGCCCATAATGAACCATTTGGTAAATAATGATTTACGGTATCTATAGAAGAAGTTTGGAATATCCTTACGGGGTAATCAGGTCTACAATTTAGCCTAAATCTATTAATACTTTCACTATAAAACACTCCTGGGTTATTATCTAAAGCTACAAAAATGTCTGCAGTTGTTAAGGGGGGGAGTGAACCTGTTTCAAAACTAGAATCATCCCATTGGATTTCTAGTACTGGTGGATAAATAGTATTTGTATCAACTGAATAGAATTGCATTATAGGTTGGATTGCATCCGCTGAGTTAAATTCTATTGAATCTTCCCATTTTACTATAAAACCATTATTTTGTATGTCTGTAAATCCTCCAATATTATTAGAACTTGAATACCAAACATTTACTATGTCTGAAACATCTGCTTTTAAATCTTTATCTGATCTTAATTTAAAGGATTGAGTAATTTCAATATTAGGATTATTTGGGTCTGTAGAACCTGTAAACCATGTTCCACCACCTGGTGTACCTGTTTGCCAAGATGCAGTAACAAAAGTTGATAATACAGGAATATCTATGTCCCAATATTTTGCTCCTGAAGATGAAGATCCTGAGAAGTTCTGAGCTTTCCAACTAACACCATTTGTAGTAAAAGGTGAATCTAAATATGTACCACTACCATTATTCCAAGAACCAGAAACGGGGTATATTTCCATTTCAGTATCAAATATAACACCTTGAGCATTAGCTACATATGCTTTTAAAATACTTGAAAAAGGAATACCACTTCCAACTGTATTTTGTATAACACTATTAATTTGATTTTGATCAAATTCTATTAGATATCTAAATACTTGAGGGACTGGGTTTATATTAACATTTAAGTTACCCACTTCGATTATAGGGTCTATCCCTGTATTCATAAAGGGATAAAATGCATATATTGATGCGTCTTGTAAGGGAAATAATTTATATACTGCCATTTTTTATTTTTTAATATCCTCCATAACTAAAAGTTCCTGTACCTAAAGATACTATTCTTCCTTTTATATCATCATTAGGAAATTTAATTTCAAATATACTAGGGTCTAATGAAGGAAAAATTACTCCCCCTTGTGTAGCTCCAGAAATACTATAAGCATATTCTGAATAATTACTATTGGTTCCTGCTTTATTTATTATTTGTATATTAGCAACTGTTTGTATCCCTGGTACTGCATCTAATAAAATAGTTAATTCTCTTAATATAATTGGTTGGTTTATTTGCCATTTACGAGTTAGAAAATAGTTTTGTACTACTCCTATACATTGTGTTAATACTTCATTATTATTATAATTAGGTAAAGTTATAATATCAAAATCACAACCTATATTAACTATAAATGCATCTTTAATATTAACTGAATCTCCTATCATTCTATATTGATTAATATAGGTTTTTAGATTACTTTTCATAGCATCAGAAGATTTTGCTAAATTACCATTAATATCTTGTGTTAAGATATATAAATCTAAAATAGTATCTGGGTCTTTTATTGATGCCTTTGTGGTAAATGCTTTTGATATTACACCATATTTAGAAGGCATACTTAAAGCTCTAATTAAATAATCATCAGCAGTTACATTTCTTTGTTGAGTATTAAAATTAGACAATGAATTTTGTCTAATTTCTTCTATTGTGTCCCCACCACCTCCTCCACTAGCTGCTATAGGGTTGTTTGTTGCTAAAGAATTAAAAACAAAATCTGCTGTAGAAGAATTATTTAAACTTGGGTTTAAAAATTTAATAGCTGTAGAATCTATTGTGTTTAGAGTATTTGCATCTATATTAGAAATAACCCCTCCTCCCGTTAAATATCTTACGGTTAAAGTTGTATTAGAAGGGGCAATACCATAAGTATTTGTAAATATAAAATTGGTTGGACTATAAGCTGTTGTTAATTTATTTTGTTCAAAAGGTAAACCTAAACCTACATTATCGGGATTTGGGGTAATTTCTTCATCATTTTGAAGAGGTTTTCCGGATCCAAATTGGATTTGTAAAGTGTTTTCATTTAAAAATCTAGTTACAAATCTTCTATTTACTGATTTGGTTTTTAATATATAGGGTGTATCAGAATCTGTATAATTATTAGGATCATTTATATTAGTATTTTTAATACTATCATAAACTAAATCTTGAGCCAAGTAATCTACTTCATAATATTGATTACCATCAGAATCTATTATATCAATTATATTAGATATATTAGATACATTAAGTTCTATAGTTGGGTATTCAATATAACTACCTAAAGAAAAAGTTGAAGAAATTATAGTACCTGAAACTGCTTTTCGTGTCTTTTTCAGGAGATAATAAGTTGGTTCTCCTAAAGATATTTGAGAAATTGTAATTATTGTAGGATCTATTGAAGAAGAAACTGAAAAATCAATTGATTCCTGTATTGTAAACTGGGATCCATTTTGAGATGAAACTGATGTATTTTCGGGTACTTCTAAAGCATAATTAAAATCGGGAACTGTTTTTGATCCTTCTACTTTAGAAGGGATTTGTTGAAATACATCAACATCTACAACCGCTAAACCTGTTACTTTAGGTTTATAACTAAACATATAAGCAAGATCATATAAATTATCAAATTGTCTTGCATATTGTAAATATGTTTCTTGAATTTGATTGTCTAAATAGAAAGATAATACATCTGAAACATATGATGCTTGTTCTATAAACATCATTCCAGGTGAAGCAGGACTAAAATCTGTATAAGTATTAGGAAAATACGTTTGTGAGAAATTAATAAGTTGAGATCTAATATCGTTAAAATCCTTATTAATATATGTTATGTCTTTATTCTGTAAGGCCATTAGTTAAAATTTAATTCTAAAGTATCATTTATTCCTGTATTAGGTATGCTATAGTTTATATTTACTTGTATTGTATTTGAGTTTACATTTTGTAATACCTCTACAGAATCAAGATTAATTTCTGGAAAGTTCTTTTTTATCTTTTCTTGTAAATCTTCTTGAATATACTCAAGATTACCACTTGATATTTGAGAAAATATGTAAATCCTTAAACCAGCACCAAATTGGGGATTTTCTATCCTTTCACCCGGGTTTGTTAATAAATAATTAATTAAATTATTTTTTATAGCATCTTTAGTTTGGTAATTTGGAGTAAAAGCAGTAGGTCCACTAAATGGTAAATCAACACCAATACCGACACTAGGTCGTAAATCATTAGGGTATATTTGTCTTGCTCCAAATGCCATAATTATCCTTTACTATTCATTAAACCCATTATTTGATCCATACTAACATTTCCTTGTGGTAAACTACCATTTGGGGATGTTGTATCTCCACTTCCCATTTGGAGTGGTAAATTTGATGTTGTTGCTGATAAGGTTCCATTTGCCCCAGGCATCATACCACCTAAAACATTCTGAATGTTTTCTTTCATTGCCATTCTTTTATCTTCTGGCATTTTTTGTTGTGTTACAGAGTTTACTGAGGTTGGTGTAGTTGTGTTATTTTCATATACTACAGATTTAGGAGCACGAACTGCTTCTATAAGAATGTCTTTCATCTCCTCTTGTATTGCCTCTTTTACGGCCTCTTTTACAATAGTTTTTAATTGACTTAATTTCATATTATGTTGATTTATTATAAATATTAAACTAGAATGCTTTTAAATCGTTTTGTTGTATATAAAATACAAGTTCATCGATTAGTATTTGATCACTTGCACTAAATGAAGGTTCACCTTTTAATTGAACAACCCCTTGATTGTTTTTAGCAATAGCATATCTTCTTTTTAAACTTCCTACTGGATTTTTATCATCTGTTACTACAGCCATAGTAAAACCATTAATATTTTTTATAACAGGATTACCATCTTCTTCTTGCTCTGCAGATAAATCTAATAATTCCTGGTTAATTAATTCTAATTCTACATTGTTACTAATATTAGATTCTTCAGCACATTCTTGTGATAAATTATCAATACCTTGTAATAAAAGAACACACGTAGCAGTTCCAGCTATTAATATTACTAAAGCAACTAAAGTTGCTCTATTCATACCATCAAATTGTTCTTCTAGTTTTTCTAACTCATCATTAATGTGTTGTAGTTTAGCTGTAAAAGAGTATGGTTGAGCAAATATTAAACCACCAAAATCCTTAGCTGGGGGTACACCTACAGCTTGGGGTGCAGGTATAGCATCCAGTGATAATCTTATTCCCTTTAATGATTTGGATAATGCTAAAAAGGCAACTGCTAAAGCAGAATTAATAACAATAGTAGCATACATTTGATTAAGTTGTCTAACTATTCTATTTCTTCTTCTAATTAATTCAGCTAATTCTTCAGGGGTAGGACATGTTTTTCTATTAGCTTGTGATAATTTGGATATTCCAAAGGCTAATAATATACCAACGGCCAATGGGATTAATTTTGACTTAATAACATTTACTAATTTAGCTATACTAAATTTTCTAACTGAGATTAATTTATTGGGGAGGGTTAAACCTAAATTTTCAATAAATTGTTGAGCTATATCAATTTTATCATTAAATTCTTGTGATACTGCTTCTGCCGCTTTGTCAATATTTATTAAACTAGAAGCCGATAAATTTGTTTTAATTGTTTTATCACCATTTATTATAGGTGCTCCAGATGGAACATATTTACCTTTTGAATATAATACTCCAAGATTAAGTGGGGTTTTTTGATTTTGCGGTATAATAGGTACCTTAATTTCCAAACTAAATTCTCCTTTTTTATCTGTTTTTGTTTTATATAATGGTATGGGAATATAGACTAAATCAGGGAAATCTAAGTCAGGTAAATTACTTATTAAGTTAGAATCTACAGGTAAATTTACATCTGGTGTAGGTGATATATCGGTATTTACCCCTAAAGTTACAGATGCTCCTTTTAATACATTACCCGTTTGTTGGTCAAATAATCTTCCTGTTATTGTATAGGTTTCAAGTTTTGGAATTTGACTTTTTAATTTTGTTAATAGTAATTGTATTTCTTCTTTAACTTTATTAACTATATTTTTTTTATCTTCACTAACTTGTGATGATTTTGCTTTAATTCTTTCTTTAGCCGTTAAAGTTTTATCTACTTTTTTGGATTGAGTTAAGGCATCAGTTTTTTCTTCTAATGTTGATATTGCTAATTCTTCTAAATCAATGTTATAAGTTGTAGATAATTCTTGAATTCTTGAAGTTATCCCAGCAATATTTATTTCTTCACCTAAAAGTAATTTACCTTTTGGTGTTTTTAAGAAATCTGTTGCTAATGATATTAAATCCATTTTATAATGTTTTTACAATTTTAGAAGTATAATTATTAATGTTATTTAACATTTGTGAAATTTGATTTTGAGCAGAGGTAGCTGCGGGGCCACTAATATATATTTTAGGTTCTTTTGAAAGTGTTGAACATAATGTTTGGAGTTTTTTTATTAGGTCCGAAAAATCTTTCATAAAATTATCACCTAATACAACAGATTGATTAGCATTAACATCTCCTAATCTTACATTTCCTTTACCTGATTGTAGGGTTACATCTCCATCTTGGGAATATAAACCTACAGATTGAATAGAAGTAAGGGATATTGTTTTTTGTGAATTAAATATAATACTATCTGCCTTAGAATTAAACACTAATCTATCAGAATTAATCATTACTTGACTACCTTTATATGCTGTAATAGCTTCTGGTGGGGTAGATAATGTGGGATTTGAAGTTATGTTTGTATTTAAAGGTATTGTCTGATTGGAAGTTAAATATATAGAACTTAAATCTTTATTTATATCTTCAACCACAGGAATCCATCCTTCATCACTTGACTCTGGGGATTGACCATTCCTAATAATAGTAATAGGATTACCATTTTCTCCATTACCTGACCAATTATTGCTATCTTTTTTTACAGTACTACCAAATCTAATAGAATTACCCCATCTACCTTCCATTATTATATCCCCAGCATAAGATAAAAGAGGATGAATATTACTTCTTTCTGAAAAGGTACCTCCAACTAGAGGTGAATTAAAATCATAATCAACTTCTTCATCAGTAGATTTGGAAGTTTGACCATCAGACATTTCTTGATATGATTTATTTTGTGTGGATTGAGTTTGGGATTTTTTTAATAAATTAGGATAACCATTCATGTGTTGGTTATTCCAAATTGCAATTGGGTTTAAATAGTAATATTTTTTAGTATTATTGTTAGATCCTATATTTGTATCTGGAAGTTGGAATAGAAGTACTAATTCATTTACTAAAGGATAATTTTTTAAATAAGGTAATAAAGGTAAAGCTATATTATTAGAATTAGAATTTAAAGGTGCCCCACCAACAGATTCAAAAAATATAGTACCTACAGCATTCCAACCCCCTAATTCAAAAAAATTGGGATATTTACTATCAAGGATAATATCAGTAACCCTTGCAGATATCACATTCTGAGAAAGTAATTCTACTTGATTTTTTAGATTAGAATCAGGTAGACTACTAACATTTAACTGTTGATTTATACTAGAAAAGCCATATTTATTTGCCATCTTTTTTTTCTTCGAAATTTGTATTAAGCTTATCTAACTCTTCCATCAATTGTGTTTTTTCTTCTTCTGTTATACCTAACGCATCTTCGCTAGAACTATTATTAAGCGCACGCTGTACTATAGTAGCCATTTTAATTAATTGTTCATCGTTACGAACGCCAATATCCATGTATTCTTTAATAAGTGGTACAATTAAAGTTGCATCACCAATATCATTAATTAATGGTTTAAGCTCAGATATTAAACCTGATATTTGTTTTTCTTTTTTCTTTTGATTGTTGTATATCTCTTCTAAGATATTAGAGAATTTTTTCTTCCCGAATACAACACTATCTAATGATCCCATAATATAATTTTGTTATAAATATGAATATAAATAGGATTTAAAATCGGGCGTAACCATTTTCTAAGAAAAATATATATTGTTGTTTAAATATATCATAAAGTTTATCAGCAATTTTAGTAATTTTAGGAGTCTTAACATCTACCATTTCACGAATATAGATATAAAGTGCCTTTTTATTAAATACTTCTAATGTTTCTCTTTTACGAAATAATTCTAAAATAGCATCGGCTATTTGTGCATCATTTTTCTTTGGAAATAATTCATATATGTTTTCTGAGACATGGTCCACAAATATATCAACATATCTATCTAAATCACTTTTAATTTTTTCATCTCCTTGAGAATAAGTGTGAGTAGAATTTTCTCCTGTAAGTATATCAACATCTACCTTTTTTATTTTTTTATTATAATTTTTAGTATTGTATAATATTAACCAACGTTTGACTATAGTACCAAAATAAGAATATGCTTTAGCACCTCTACCTGGGTCAAATAAGTGTATTTTAGATAATAAAAAGGTAATTATTTCATGTTGGAGGTGTTCTAAATTTTCAACATCAGTATGATAAAATTTAAAAGTATGAATAATATTTTGTGTAAGCTTAAAAAACGCGAAATGTATTTCACGTTCATATATTTTAGATCTAATTTCGGAACATTTAGTATTATTATATAATACTATAGCATCTTCTGTATCTTGAGTAAAATAATTTTTACTTTTTTTTCTTCTTTTTCTGACTTCGGCCATTAATTATTATTTTTTTTAAATTGGGATAAATCATTTTGGATTATTTTTATTTCATTAAAAAACCATCCTATTTCATCATCACTTTTAAAGGCACCTCTGGTGTCAATTTCTTTTAATTTTTGATTTGAAAAAGTAATGTGTTCATCTATTTTATTAATAAATTCTTGATGTGAAACTAATATATCTTCTGCTTTTTCATTTTTTCGTAAAAGGTTAAAGGTCGTATATCCTAAGATAACGACCAAAATTCCTAATATAATTGTAAAAGTTAATATCATAAATTATCTAACATATTCTTTAATCCCGAACTTTTTATAGAACTAAGTGCTTTGGATTGGGTATTGGTTTTTTTATTATTACCCAATGTATAATTCTTCTTTGACGTAGCCACGCTATTCTTAGTAAATTTTGGGAGCCATTCAATTTCAAATTCAATACGTGCCGCCATCATGTCAGCTTGATGTAAAATAAATGGAAGTGATGTGCGAGGTTTTTGTTCTGGCATAAAGGCTTTTAAATATTTCTCATTTGCTGAGTCATATAAACCATCATGTGTCTGGATAGCAATCATTTCATTAAAAGTATATTTAATATCATGTTGTTGAAGTAGAAATAATCCACGATCTGGAACGGCGGCGAAAGGTAATGCCTTATTAAACATATAATCTTCACCTAATTTATCACGTCTCCAATTATCTGTTTGAGGTACATATGCTTCTTCAGTATCAGATCCCATTTTACCTAGGTCATGGTTAATCGCCGAAAATACCAATTCTTCCTGGGTAAATGTCGTCATATCGCAACCAAACCCTTCCCATACAGCGGACATGGATAATGCTGCTTTTACCACTCTATTAACGTGATCTACATACCCACCTGGGAATGCTGAGTGGTATTCTTTCTTATGTGCCGCTGGCATTAGAATAATAC